TGGCCGAACGGGAGGAAGAATTTGCTGAACTATACGATGCACCATTCCCGAGATTTTTGATGGCATCTTGCAGCAGGCCAGAACTGGTGAAGCCCTTATACATGTTATCTGCCATTTGCTTTCCTAGATTTTCAAACTGGCTCATATCAATAGATTGGCTAAAATGATTGATTTCCGTTTTCAAATCTTCCATTCCATCAATACCAGCATCTCCAACTCCAGATTCTTCTTGCTTTAACCCAATAATAGAATCTGTAAGACCTTGAGTTTCACTTTGAAGATCACTGTATAGCTGAACCGATTGCATGTATGTTTCCTGTGCGGCTTTTGCCGCTTCAGTTTCTTTCTCTCTTGCAGCGACAAGTTCTCTAGCTTTCCCCCAACTGAAAATGTCTGTTTCGTTGAGTTCTTTTTGTGTGTTATTTAATGCTTCTGCGGCCGCATCATAATCCTTTGCCGCCTGTTGCATATCACGCATTGCCTGATATTGCTCTTTATAACTCTCAACAAGCATTTCTCGTAAGGCCTCCATTTTGGCCTCTCGCTCCAAAGAATCAATCAGCTCGTCAACAGCGGCTTTACTTTCTTTAACTTTTTGTGTTGTTTCATCAATTTCCAAATGTAGCCCATCAATGTTCAAATCGTTCAGAACTTGAACCTTTACCGCCATTTGATCTAATTCGTAAGCCGATGCATTTGCATTATCGTTAATGGCATAAATTTCGTCCGCAAGCTGTCTGGCAACTTGAAAATCAGCAATAGACGAATCAAAATCTTCTAAACGATTTTTCATATTGGTAAACGCTTGGTCTGTGCGTTCGGACGCTTCTGTGCAACGGTCAAGAATGTCCGCCATGATTTCAAAATCTTCCGATGCCGCATACGCCGCATTTGCTGCCGCTTCAACACCAACAATTTCGAGAACAATGCCAACACCAAGTCCGATAACGGCACCAGCGGCAGTACCGATAACAGGGACAACGGAGCCAATTCCCGCACCAGCTAATACAGACCCGAGTATTGTCATCAGTCCACCAGAAAGGGTTGCAGCGCCTTCTTTAATCTGCGCAGTAATTCCCATAATCACAAGAGACAATCCGACTCCGATTACTAGCCCAAAAGCGGCTCCAGCTCCTCCAGCAATGACTGCACCGATACCAAATCCAGCCAATGCACCGCCAATGAGACCCATGATGCCATTTCCAATGTTAAGACCATCTTGAAGAATCGACGTGATAGACGAAATCAAGAGAGACACGCCAATTCCTGCAATTATGCCACCAAGAACTCCTTGCGCAGGATTTAGATTTTTTCTGAATGCAAAGTATCCGCCAAGCGCCCCTCCAGCCAATGCACCGCCAATAGCACCTAAAAGAACATTCCCAAAGTTCAGTCCGTCTTTGATTTGAGAGGCAATGGACATGACCATCAAGGAAAGTCCAAGACCGACAACAGCTCCAAGCAGCATTCCACCAGCCCAAGTGAGGCCAAGTTTCTTAGCCAAAAGCAGGCCAAGTCCAGCCCCGGCAAGTGCTCCTCCAGCTGCGCCTTTTAGGATGTTTTCCCATGTTAGTCCATCCCCAAAAAGAATGTCTTTTACACTGTCAATCAGCAAAGAAATACCTACTGTGAACATCAACCCGCCTAGCAAAGCTTTAAGGCGGCCGATATCTGTAAACAATGTCCTTGCAATTCTCCACGCAAGCAGTGCAGAACCGATGGGAATGATATAGTTGTCAAGCAAATCTTTCAAAACAGGTTTGATTTCGTCCACTTGCTTTTTTAACGCATCAAGGGCGGTTTTGTCCCAAATATCCGGGATTTCAAGATCGTCGGTCCATTTTCCGGCTTCTCCAGTATCCAATTTGATTTCGTTGGATGCCCCGATGATATTTAGTTCATCGATTCCTAAAAGCTGCTGCTTTAGCTTTTTTAATTCGTCAGTTGTATCGCCAACGGAATCAGCAGCGGAGTCAGCATTTTCTTTGATATCTTCTCCCCAATCATTGGTCTCCCATTCCGGCATTTCAAATCCGACCAGAACAGCAAACCGCTGAATTGCCTCCGTCAATATCTCAACAAATGCTTGAACCCATGGGATTACCTGAATGAGGATAGGGACAAACACCGTGCCAATCGCTCGACCAAGCTGAGTAATTTGCTGGCGCAGCACTCTCATAGCATTTGCGGGGGATTCCAAGGTTTTTGCGAAATCTCCAATAGCCCCGATCCGGGAGGCTCCCTCCATCAGAACTAGGCTCCGCAGTAACGCCTTTTCCTGTTCTGTCATGGCTGCAACGCTTTCATCAATGCCATGAGCAAGAGCATATTCCTGTAAGGTGGCCTGACTAATCGAGATACCTAAGCGACGGATAGGCTCGATTTCGCCAGCAAGAGCGGACTGCAAACGTAAGACCGACTGTTCTGTGTCCTCGTTATACAGAGAACTCAGGTCGTAGGCCAGTTCCGTCAAGCCCTCGCTTAGGTCATAAGCTTGTTGCCGTGCTAACCCAAAACCGTTTGCCATAGACATGAACACGCCTTGCGCACGCATCCACTCTTCGGGGTCAATGCCAAGCCGGTCGTTGACCAACATTGCATAGTTATAGGCTTCATCGTAAAACTCACCCATGGAGACCTGAAACAAATTGACTGTCTCAACGTAGTCATTAGCCGACTTTATCCAGCCAGAAATAACATCGGCAAGCCGCTTGAATGCCAAATAATAAATACTGAATTTAGCTGCCGCAGAACTGATGCCCGTCCCAAGAACGCCGAAACTTCTTGCTGCTCTGCTATTTGATGCCGTCAGACTTGCATTGCTCTGGATAAGCCTCTGAATTCTGATGGGAAATGCCGAAAATCCATTGGACACCTTCTGCATTTCAGCCGCCAGCGGGCGCACAGCAGCGGCCACCTGCTCCATCTGCTTTGCGAATTTACCAAGGTCTGTCTTTTCAAGCGACGCACTGATCTCAGGGAGTTTCCTTAGAGCGTTGATCGTAGAGGAAAGGCCGCTTGCTTTCTGGATGCCAGCTAAGCTATTCATTGCAGCCGTGAACTCTTTGATTTTTCCGCTATTTAGATTTGCACCATTGATTAGCTTTGCTGCTTCCGAAAGTGCCTTTAACTGCTTTGTGGTGGTTGTAAGCCCCGCCCCTCCTTTAGCCGCGGTTTTTAACCCGGTCAATGCAGTAGTAAGCGCCTCAATCTTCTTTGCTGCATCACTGGACGTCGCCTCGATTTCAATTTGCAGGCTATCAATATCTACGGCCATATTGCCACCACCTTTCTATATTGGCACTTGGCAATAAAGCACTTGGCACTAAAATATAAAATTCCGCTACCTCAAACTTCATAGAGATAGCGGAAACCTCGATACGCCTAGAAATAAAACGGCCCTCCGCCTATTCCTAAGCGGAGGGCGATTATTAAATTTCAGAACTTAAAATCTGAGGTTGAGTAATCATCAAACATGATATTCCCACTTGCATGTATATCTTCTACTACTTCTGGCAATTCATCAAATCTGACCTCAATAAGATTTTCTTCATTTTCTGATATTGAATGGCTTGTGATATGTCCACTATCAACTCCATTTACATGCAAGTCAAAAAATCCAATTGTTAGATTTTGGCCCGTTTTATTGACAACAGAAAAAACTATTGCAGATTTTGGAACATCCAGATTATCAGCGGCATACACCGTTTCATACTGTACTACACCATTATATACTATAGAAATTTTATTGTCACTATACAAAGTATCGCCAATATTTAAGTCTCTTCTCTGACTTAATTCTTCATCTAATTCCTTTTGAGCATCCTGTTTAGTGGAGTCTACATCTTCTTTTGTTATAACAACAAGTTCACTTTTGTCATTCATGGTATCACAAAAAGCTATATCATCCCCGCTTTTGTATTCCTGGATTTGAATAGAAGTTTGGAAATTTTTCTCCTCTGATGGACAATTGAAGATAACTGTCCCAAGGCATTTATACACAGATTGATTGTTTTCGCAAATAATTCCAATCAATCGATCTACATCAATTGCACATACACTCGGGTCGTCCTGTCTTGCGCTCTCTCCGACAAAAGATATTTCTAAGTTATAGTAGTTACCCGTTTCATTGATTGACTCAATATCGACACGAAAACTTCTATTTTGCAAAAATGCGTTTTTCACATCTTCCGTGCTTGCAATTTCTGGATTGTTAGAATCTGATGTATCATGATATTCATGTTCAGTACTCTCGCCACATGACGTTAACCCGATAATCATTAAAAAGGCAAATAGTACAGAAAAAAAATTCTTCATTTTAATCGCCCCCTTCATTATATGATACATCACACAACGGAAGGAAATCAATCAAAATCTCCGCTATCTCTATGAAGTTTTCAAGGTGCAACGGGGGCGCTATTTCTTTCCCCAGCTCTTTCCGGCCCTTACCATCTGACTCATATACGCCTTGGCAAACAATGCGTCCCGCTCTTCCTGCTGTTCAGATTTCTCTTTGGGCTTATCTTTCCCAAACAAAGGATACGGCTCCGTTCGATACTCTATCGGTTTTGCACCATTTTTGGCAAAAGCATGAAGAATGGGGGAGACGTCGCACAAAGCCTCATAAATGTACATTCCCATCAAATGGGACTCCGCATTTGTTCGCTCCATACGACGTCTATCAGCCTCCCTATAAATGTTCACCATCCACACGTCTCCGGTCCAGTATTGCTCCCATGTCATACCGATAGAGAGATAATACGAACAGTCACGCACGAACAGTTCTTCAAATGACTCTGGACCCTTTACAGCTCCAGAGTCAGTCCGGAGTTTTTTGCGGCGTCCTCGTCAACAACGATAGAGTTGGACGCAAGAGCTTGCTGATAAAGCTGAATGAGCCGCTTCACCAGTTCCTCCGGGATGCCGCCGCCCCACTTTTCGATCAACTTGTCTGTCTTTTCCCTAGAGATATTCCGGTGGTTCTTGCGAAACGCATAGTAGAACAGGTCCCTCATGCCAGTAACAGGATACTCAATGGCATCTTCCAGCTTGAATTTGTTACGTTCAGCAAACACAATACTCTCACGAGAAAAATCCAGGACATAAACTTGCCCAGTCTTATCATCAGTCAGGCGGGCAGGCTTTACGATGTCCTGAATATCAATGGTCTTTTCGCTCATTTGTATGCCTCCTCAAGATTGTTAATCAGGGTCCCTCGGTGGGTTTTGCCGCCATCACAGGGGCACTATTTGGTGTGATGTAAAGCGTAGTCTCCAGCATAGAGCCAACGCTGGCCTCGTTCAATCCAAGGGGAGCAGGAGTTCCAACAAAGTAAGTAGCATCTGCCAGCTGCGGATGAACCACGGCAAACCACACCTGCTTATCTCCTTCAACGGCTGTATCATAAGCCCCCATGAGGGTATCCCAAGCGTCGATCAGGTCTTCGGTCAGGTTTGCCCCATACTCTAGAGCGCCGCCCAAGTCCTTCAAGCCCTGGACATAGGTCATGTACTCGGTCTCCTCCAGAGTGGTGGAATCAATGGTATTGGGACTAGGATTAAAACTTGGCATAGATTTCACTTCTGGAATTTTAATGTACCCTGTAGTTGGACGGGTCCCGGCACTCGTCTCAACGGCATACTGCAATGTCATACCTGCAGTAGAAAGTCTCTGACTCAATTGAATTACCTCTTTTCTGAATTAGTCTGCACGGTAGACCCAAAAATCTTTGCCCACCGTAGCTGTGTATCTCGCCACCATTCTGTAGATCGTGGCGTCGCTCAGGTTTGAAATAGGATTGCACATTGTCCGCGCAAATCCCAGTTTGGAAAATTCGCCATCAACGGCTTCCATAATGTCTTTTGCCTCGGACTTCTTGTAGCCGACGGTGTTGGTGTAAACATTTACCTCATACATCAGCGTTGCGGCATTTTCAATGTTGGCCGTTCGCATTCGCTGTACTATCGTATTATCGCTCTCCACAATAGTAACAGCGGGAAACTTGGCGGGGGTATCTACATATTCGCCACTAACGAATATTCCTGGAAAAGCCACCCGGAGGGCTTCTGCGACCTGACTGAATATCAGGCTCTCCACGTCAATCACTTCAACGCCTCCTTTGCCGCTGGGATAACCATTTGTCTGAGTTGCTGTGCCGTGTTGTACATATATGGTCTGGACGGCATACCTTTGGTCCAGTGCGCCCGCCCATCACGTCCAATGTACCACCACCCCAGTTCCCCGTGGTCGTTCACGTCATACTTCCACCCGGCGATTGCGATATTCGGGTGTTGATTGTTCTTTCCCACGATGCCGGTGCCAAAGCACACGAAAGCGGCATGGGCAGCGTCCGCTATGACATACCCAACACCAGACTTTTGCTCGGCGTGGATGCTGTTGTACAACTCCCCGCTGTCGTAGGCGTTCATGTCAGACACGTTCATTTTGGCAATCTCAACGCCTTGCGCTGTCAGGTATTCAATCAGCTTTTGCGGTGCCTGCTCAACTTTCTTCTGGTACGCCTTGGCTTCCTTCAACGCCTGATTGATGGAGTCCGTATTCAGTTTCAGTTTGATGGTTAGCATAGGCGGCCTCCGCTTTTACTTTCTGATCGAACAGGCTCTTTTCTGCTTCGTACTCCGACACAGTGACCCTCTTTATGGCGTACTGCGTAGAATTTTTCCACGGGGCTTTCCGCTTTACGATGTAGTTATACGGGCCATCTGTATCGGCCCCGTCCACCCACAGCACGGAGTTCTCATCGATGGGGCAATGCGGGTCGGCAGTGGTAGCCGTCCGGTCGTAATCCTCCAGAGAGCCAAACTGTTCCACCTCAGAATTCCCCTTGTTAGGGGAGACGCAGAGCATAGTGGATTTCAATTCGCTGTAAATGGGGACATAGCTGCCGGTAGGGTTTCCCCACTCATCCACAATTTCCTCTTGGCCCTCGTAAAGCTTGTAGAACACTGGCTGCTGGTTGCGCAGGAGGCTTCTCACAGGGCATCCACCTCCCGAAACGCTACCGCCAGCTTAGGAAACTGCTTGGCGAACCAGTCCACCATTTCTTCCTCCTGCGCCCAGGCAGAGTTTTCCGCAAGGCCACTTTCGTAGAGAAATGCATGAATAATCTCATGCCGGAAGTTTTTCTTCTCTTGCAGGTCGAGGGCCTTCTTGCTCCCCGGCTCTCCTCGCTTGTACTGCTTTACCACCAGTGTTTTGATGGTCTCGTCACAGTAGCCGTCGCAGTCTTTCAGGCCCTCGTCGTTTTCCTCCGGAATGAAATTCAGGGTGTATGTTTCGCCCAGCACATGGACTGTCATTACGTCACCCTCCCGGCCAGCGGCGTCACTTCCTGCAAAAGCGATTCGGAAATCCAAGCGGACTCCCAAGTTCGACTGATAGAGTTTTCTGTGTGCCCGAGCTGGCCTTCTGCTCCAATTCTGTTGTAGAGGTCAAGCGCACACCTGAACTGCAAATCCAGATACCGGCGCTCCAGTTCCTCCGGCCACTCTTGAAAAGGGTAACGTCGGGCCATAATCGCTGACTTTGCGCTCTCTAGGCAATCTTGCAGGACAGTTTCGTCAACCTCTTCGGTTCGGAGTTTCAGTCTCGCTAAGTTGTCCATTATTCCCCCTCCTCGATCTCCCGGCCCTTCGTTCAGTCGCGGGAGGCGGCGTCGGTTCATCCAACACCGTCCCGTGCCGCTTCATCATATCCGCGTCGTCGGCCTTAATGGGGAACGGAGTCCCAGCCTCATAAAACTGGTCGCCATAGCACACGCGGTAATTTGGAATAAACTTCATGCTGCCTCCCGCTTTTTTAGCTCTCAAATGTGGCCCCAGCAAAATTGAACTTCACAACACTGCTGTCATCCACAAGGACTTCAAAGGTGTCATCCTTTGTTACCCGGAAAATAATGTCCGGGTCAAATGCGATGCCCTGTTTGGTTGGAACCCCATTTTTCTTAAAGGTCATCTTGCTTCCAGTTTTCGTCAGGTGAAACGGGAAATAGTACCCACTGTCTTCTCCAGGGATAGAACTGAACTCAGAGTAACCAGTCACATGATGGAATGTACCCGTGACAAACCCGTCAGCATATACCTTCAGGTCATCTCCTACCAGTTCGGACACCTGCTTCCCCAATAGGGTCTGACTGCCGGGGAAAAGGGTTAGAGTGTCAGACCCGATTATTCCCCCAGGACGTTGAGCACCGCCACCTCGTCCATGCGCTCGAAGGAGGGCAGGACGATTTCAGACGCAAAGGTGTTGATATTTACAGGATGCTCCTGAAGAATACGGGTAATCGCAACGCCTGTATTCACAATGGAAACTTCGGCGCCGGAGGCTCCTTGAAGGTCTGCCTCCTCGGGAGTGGTGCCATACCAAGTACTACCAAGAGCACCGTCAGGAATCAAACAAACATAGCCATTGGGCACAAATGCATGGGCAACCTTGTCCTCGTCCCGATACTGCTTGTCATAAACCGCAATCCGAAGGCCGGAAGTGGACTCAACAACAGCTTTTACCTCAGCGTCGGTCAGATAGCCAAGAGACAGGCCGTTGGTGGTCAGGTAACGGTTCTTTACCGCATCCATCTTGGCCAGCAGATTGAAGGTGTAGGAGTTCATAATGGCCACCGTCAGTTCAGTACCGGTCTTAGAACGAATAGCGTCCTTAGCCGTCTTGAACGCCGCAAAGGGGTCAGCCGTAGAGGGCTTGTCCCAAGTGGCAGTGCTGGTCAGTGCGGTGTAGTTAGAGGTCTTCCAGGAGCCGTCCGTATCATACTTATACGTGTAGTTCACACCGTTTGCCTTGATTGCAATACCCACATCGCCGCCCTCGGGGAACAACAGCTGCATAATCATCCGTTCGGGCACGACATTTGCACCATCAATCAAATCGCGGGTATCGTCAAATACACGGGCAATCACCTCGGCAGCATAGGGGTCGCTAGACTCCTGTACCCGCAGCATCTCTTGGCGGTCCTTCTCTTTGATTTTATAGCCCTCGCGGAAGAAAGGCATCTCGGTCTCCAGTTTCTCAAATCCAATCCGATCACGGAAGGTAGCCTTCGCGTCGAATGCGGAGGGCATCAGAGACACAGGCAGACCACGGGAACCTTTGAGCCAAGACAGATCAAGGCCAGCCTTTTTTCTTGCCGGAAACAGAGTGGCACCGAGATAAGGAATCTGATTGGAGGCAACTTCAGTCCAGTTTGCCGCAATCGCAGCGGGAGTAAAAACTTCTCTCAAATCCATTATGTATCCCTCCTTACTCGTTCACGCCAATGTTGTCCCGCAGGATAATGCCGGGCACGTCGAAAGTGGCGTCCAGCGTAATACTTGCATGGTCCTCGATCTTTTTCTTGTCCACAACTCCCTGTACCAGCAGAGCACCATTGGGATTCTCAGTCGGGTCCACATCATACAGCAGCATACCAACAGCGGTAGCATAAGAGGTAGCGGCCACCTTCTTGCCCGCAGCGGTCATGGGCATACCAGCAGGGACAGCAGAGGCTTCCGTGACACAAATGGGGATTGCCACAAAATCGTCGGCAGCCAGAATTTCAACGGTGCCACCAACAGAAGTCTTACTAAACTTCATCTGTTTCTCTCCTTTTCAATCAAAAGTAATGTTTCAAACCTTCGTTTGCATTTTTGAGGGCATCGGCCCGCTGCTTGCCCAGTTTCTTGGCAAACTCCACGGCCTCATCCTTGCCGCCCTCTCCACCACCAGCACCGTCAGGCTTAGGGTCCTGCTTCACCAGATCAGCCCGCAACTTCTTCTCATAGGCAGCGTTGGCTTTCTGCTGATTGGCAAAGACCACATCCATCTTGCCGTCAAACAGCGCCTCTGCTGTCTCGCGGGCCAGCTTCTCGTCATAGCCCGGCATGGCGATATAGCGGGCGGTGTGCTCGGCAATAGTGGACTTGCGCAGAAGTTCGGTGTACTTGTCCTCCAGCGCCTTGCGGTCAGCGTCAGCCTGCGCCTTTGCGGCCTCGTCATCGGTCATCTTGGATTTGAGCTGCTTGGACAGGTTGGCCGCCTCGGTAGCCTTGGCATCGAAAACTTCTTTCTTCACATAGCCGCTCAGGTCAACCGGGTCGGGCACATCAAGCCCTAGCAGGGCAGTAACCTTGTCGGCGTCGCTCATTTCCGCGAAGCCCTGGATTCTGTCGGTGGAAATCTTCATGTAAATTCTCCTTTTGGGTTTTGTAAGTGTTCTCTCACTATGTTTTTGGGTTATTAAGCGTTCTCTCGCTGTTGGGAGATTTGTACCGCCCCTTCTCTGGGGCCATATTCAAACGGCTGGGCCGCTTAAATTCACTTTTTCTCCGCCGGGGTATACCAGCACCGACAACCAGGGTGGGGCTTGCTTGGTATGCTCCGGATGGGATAAATTTTCCCGTCTCGTTCCTTACAAGCGGAGCACTCACGCCCGTCATTCATGGTGTTCCATTTCACATAGCGCACACCGCTGTCTTGAAATGCTTTCAGTGTGGATTGGTCTGTGACTTCCGCCGCATACCATTCCGTCATCTGCGCCCAGTAGGAAAGGCCCCGTCGAAACTCTGTGACCTTTGCGGTGGTCGAGTTAATAGCCTCCGCTGTGCGGTCACGCTTGCGCTCCCATTCGTGGGAATACTGGTATTTCGTCACAGCGTTGTACGCCGCCAGCAATGCCAGTAACCACGCTAAATCAGGCGGTTCCTTTCCATGCGGTTCGGCCTCCTGATACCGCTCTTGCGCCAGTTCAAGAAAGATTTCCTGATTATCATGGGCGAGGTCTTGATACAGTGTTCGGGTGACTTCCAGCACATTGAGTTCATCAAATTTCGCCAGTGCCGCTTCGTCTTTGGCATCTTCAAACCGCTTGACCGCCCTCCTGTTCAAAATATCGATGGCTTTGTCAGTGAGGTCATAGAATCCGCTCATTCAGCATCACCGCCGCCGTCCTGCGAATTGTCCGGATCGTTCCCATTGGCCCGTTCCTCCGCCAGCTCATCCCGTAGACTCCGCTTCATCTTGCGTTGCTGTTCCTCGTACCAATCCATACTCATACGGTACGCAGACTCGGGGTCGCTGAATAGCCCGCTGTACTGGAACGCCAGCTTCGGATGAATCTTGCTATTGTTCAGCATCTCCGCCAGCACTTGCGCCTTGGATTGAATATTGGACAGGTTCTTGCGGGTGAACTCCGGCTTGATGTCGGACAACTGCAAGCCCAAATCTCCGGTTTCCCGGCAGATATACAGCACCAGCCGCAGGAACTCCCGCTCCGCCCGCTCCCATGTCTTTTCCGTGTCCTTGGCCCGGCTCTCAGCGGCAGACCACCCATCACGGTAAATGACCGCCTGCCCGGTGTCGCTTGTAGAGGAACCGCCGTTCCGGTTCGGCATCCCACAAATCGTCAGGTATGCGTCCTCCAGATCGTCCACAATGGTCTGCGTGTTGGTCTGGTTCAGTTCAGAGGCGATACGATATACCTTGGCCTCCATACCGGGCTGAACGCTCTTGATAGTAATTGCCATTCCGCCCTTCGCCAGTTCCTTATACTGGCCATTCTCCAACTCACAGTTTTGGAACACATCGAATGAAGTCAACAGCACTTTTGAAAAAAAGTTTATTTTGTTTTTGCTAATCGGTTCAACTCGTCAAAACAGTTATGTTTTTTATCGTTGTAATTCGCTTTTTGCGGTTGCCGTTTCTTCGTGGTGCATAATTTGGTGCAAGTAAGCGGCCCCTACCCATCGGACAGAGGCCGCCACATTCAATTTGCTTTACTTTTAATTACCCCCAAAACTACCACCTTGCCGCCCTCGATTTTGACCTCTACGGCGCTATTTTGAGCTTTTCTTAGTTCGCGCTCAATAGCAGCTATGTCACATTTTTGCAAGTTGATTTTCACGTTGGGCCTCCTTACTTGAAAAAGGGACCGGGGCGCATATATCCCCGGCCCGTGTATTAGTTCATCATGTATTGAATTAGCGTCCGCTCGTCCTGCACATACCGGTCAAAGGTACGCTTTACCCATGCTATCCCCTGGGGCTTGTCCATGTCGCTCTCCCTTTCTCACAAGATATAGAAATACCGCTCCTGCAACTTCATAAGCAGCTTGACGGCCTCCAGGCGCTCCCCCGGCGTGGCCTGGGGATTATCCCTGATCTGGCGGAGTGCGGCGGCCTGGGCCTTAATCTCCGCTTGCTCTCGCTCGTGGCGATCTCTCCGGACCTGCTCATTCTTGCGGCGGGTTTCTTGAGATTTAGTCATGTTGTGCGGCCCCCCCCTTTCCTTGTTCATAAGCCGTTCTTGTCCAGAACAACATAAAGCGAATATATCCCTTTATAAATGGCTGCTCCCAATCATCGGCCTTTCCCATGTTGGAAAGAATCTGACGCGCAGCTTTCTCACTCTCTGGAAAAGACATCCGCTTTCCAGTTTTACCTCTTTCGTAATTCTCGTTCAAAATCTCCACAGACAGATCAACAATCTTTTTTTCGCGGATGTTAAGGGTTCGGCCTATTCCATCTTCCTGATAGGCCACGAATGCTTCCGTTGTGGTGGGGAATGTAATCATACCACCACCGCCTTTTCGTATTCGGCAATGGTAGCCCTTAGCCGATCAATGACAGCTTCCACATCCTCCCCGAGCATCTCCCGGTATGCTTCCGGGTTCTCAAGACGGCTCTCAAGACGGCTCTCAAGGCATCTTAGGTGCCATTGATAGTCACTCATCATAGGGATAGCCACAAGGGGCAGTTTGCCAAACCTCTTATCCTCTACAAACCCGACGACGGGATACTCCCGGCCCCCGATATTCATTGTTTTCATACCGCCGCCTCCATTCTCTCTTTAAGGATACCTCTTGTATACTTAATAATGGCATCCGTTGTTCCTGGTGCGACGTCTTCCCGCTTTATTCTGTTGGATTGCAACACCTCGATTGCCGTTTCCAGTTCTGCGTTGGATGCCGCCTGTATGTCGGGGTGGTGTTTGTCAATTACGATCCCGGGCTGTCCGGCTGCTAATGCCTCCACTGCAAGAATGACGGCCATATAATCTCCTGGCTGTCCTTTTTCCCTCAGTTGGCCCAAGAGATAGATAAACTCTTTTTCTTGTTCCGTGCGGTTCATTGTAAGTTCCTCCTTGATTTCTGGAGGGGGCTATGATAAACTGTCACCATAGCCCCGCTCCAGGGTTCAGGCTCTCATATCCTCTTGCTTTGGTCGGCTTGGATATGGGGGCTTTCCTTATGCCACAGAGAACCGGCGCACCGTGGTTTCTTTTGTGAACCGCGCGGCCACGTCTGGCAGAGCCTTTTTAAGGGCCGTAGCATCCAGTCTGGCCGTGGTGACGGGCTTCCAGGTGATCTTATACTCTCCGGCCTGGACGGCCTCCTGGGTGCCCATAGCAGCCTTTATGGCGTCCTTGATGGTCTCCGCCTCCGCCTGGGCCTCGTCAATCAGGGCTTGCAGCTGCCGCAGCTCCCGGCACTTCATTTCTAATTCGTTGATACTCATTGTTTTTCCTCCTGCATAAGAATTTCTAGATTTGCTGGGGTTATGGGGTGCGGCGATTCAGGCTCACCGCCCAGGGCCTATATTAAACCGCGGTTCCGATCTTCTCGAATTCCTCCCGGCCACCGTTAAAAATTTGGCTGCCATACTTCCGGCGGATTTCTTCCATGCTGGTGTTCCCCCGTCTCCACTTCCGGCCCGGCTCCTCGTGGTGCCAATACCATTGCTTTTTATTCTGGCTCCAACGGAGGCCCAGGGCTTTCAGCTGTTCCCGGTGGGGCTTTGTGTTCCCGCTGACCCATACCCAGGACCCGCAAAGCTCAACAACGATCTCACCAAATTTTAAAAGTGCTTCGATAATGTCCCGGAATTCTGCCGCCGTCTCCGTGGTCTGGTGGTATTCGTCGGCGCTTGCGTTATGCTGCTTTTTCAGGGTCTCGAAAAGTGCGTCATGCTCGGCGTTAATGGCCTGCATGATCTCGGTGCTGCCCCCGCAGTCGGGGTGATACTTCATAGCTAAACGGCGGTACTGCTTCTTCAACTCTTCCAAAGTTCCGCAGTTCTTAAAATACATCATGTAACCCTCCTGTTAAGTTCCACATATCGGCGGATTATAGAGAGGGCATCCGGTCCGTTCCCGGTCCACCTGTCGCAGCCGCCGGAGATTGAAGAGAGGCCATCGGGACCGTGAACCCGTCCGCCTGTCGCATCTCTTGTCCCTTGCTATGGTTCTATTGTACACTATTTAGTTTACAACGTCTATTGGCAAGTACACCAAATAGTTTACTCATTTCCTATTCATTTTGTACATTGTTTGGTTTACTCCTATATGTTATAATAGCGGTGAAAGGGGGTGTTTTTGGTGTCCGCATCATCAGCTATCCGCAAACGCCTTGACGATATAGGAATGACACAAATACAGCTTGCGGAGGCGCTTGGAACGAATAGGCAAAACTTAGGAAACAAGTTGCGCCGCGACAATTTTTCAGCCAGAGAGCTTGAGGCTATTTGCAAAATCATAGGCTTAAAACTGGCTATGGTTGAAGGAAACCCTGGGGAATATGTTATCGAGTACACACAGGAAAACAAAGAGTAGCCCACAAGCCCGCTAGAACGATCTGGCGGGCTTTTCCTTTGCGGTGGTAGTGGTTCCTTCCCCGATGCCCAAACATCGTCTGCGGGTATCCTACGGGCAAAAGAAAGGCCGGGGAATAACCCCGGATTTCTGCTCAGGGAAATCCATCTGCTGCTTCATTGTTGGACCCCCCCTCCCTATCCTTACTGACACCACCCCAGGGGGATAGTTTTATGCGCCCTCCCCCTACATTACCCCCACAAATACCCGCAATATATAAAAGGCTTTTCAAATAAGAAATCTAGCGAACGGAATTTTCCGTTGGCCAAATGATTTGTATAAAAAAACGCTCCCTGGTACTACAATTAGCACCAGGGAGCTTATTTCACTTTGTTCTAAAATTCTACTCTAGAAAAAGGAATTGCTTTTCAAAAATTCATTATCCCCTGCCTTTCATGTAATGGGAGCGCCCTTTTCTCGCTGCGTTTGTTGGTTGTATTTGTACAGGCTCCTCGACACCTGACGGCCATCCAGAGAAACTGTTGTATCTTTATCGTTGACTGCCTTGGTAATCATTGCTCCGATTGCCATGACCGCATTGATGACTCCGGTATTAGCAGAAGCGATACCGTCAACGATTTGGTCATTGTTCGCCACTGCTGCTCGGTTGCCTATTTGACCAACTAGCTCAGGCCCATCCTCACGGGCAATGAACATTTGCCCATGCTCGGGGAAGCCGCCGGAGGCGTATGCAGTGATATCCTGAACAGAATAGCTGTTGGCCGAACGGGAGGCAAATGTAGACTTGGATTCAACCGAAAGCGGGACAGCTTGCCCATTGTTAGCGAACCCTTTTAAAGAGGATAGCAGACTTGTGTAGGTTGCCATTTTATTGATAGCCGTTTCAAGTTTTGGTATCACCCCGTTAAGCTCTGAGATCAAATCGTCAAGTCCACTCGACACTTTGCCAACACTATCCGACATATCTTGAATGGGGTTATCTGAAAATAGCCCAATAAACTTGCCAACAATGGAATTCCATGTAATTGACCCAAGGCTTTCAGTATATCCAGTTATTTCCCCAGCAAAGTCCCGTAAGTATGATGTAAATTTGGACATATCGGTTTTCAGTGTTGGGATGGAAGCATTTACTCGATCCAGCTCAGGCGCTAACCGCTGCGACAGCGATTCCGCGACCTTCGTTAGAGATTCAACGAAAAGGAGGAAGGCCGCAGCCAATTCAACAAGAACTGCCGTTCCAACTCCAATTGCAGCCGGAAGTAAACCACTCGTCCCGACTGTCACCGCCCCCAACGCAGCTGTTACCACCCCGATAGCAACAAGAGTTCCAGTGCCAACACCAATTGCAGTTGCAATATTTTCCCCATTGTCCAGGACGGGTTGCCATGCGCGGCCTATCTCGTCAAGTCCTGTTCCAATGGCCCATACCTCAACCAAAAAGAGGCCACTTGCAAGACCCACTTCGGCGAGGATAGCTGTTCCAAGCCCAATATTAACTGCCAGAGAAGCGCCGCCAACAGAGCCAATAGCAGCTGTTGCAAGGCCGACTCCGATTAGAATATTAGCACCCATAAGTGTAGCCGCTGCAACAGTCTCGCCGTTTTCAATGACTGGCTCCCATGCCTCACCGACTTCTCTGAGTTCCACGCCAAGCAAGGCAATTGCGCCGACAATGAGCAGTGCGGCCGCCGAAACTTCGGCAATAACAGCCAGCCCAAGCCCAAGATTCCCGGCAAGGGATTTTAGACTTGGAGAGAGGCTTGTGGTTATAGAATTATTAACCGCACCCACTGCACCTCCTGCCGCTACTATTGCGCTAGACGTACTGGATAGCGTTGTAACGGCCTGTGTAATTCGTTGCATTTGCCGAAACTCGATTAACGCACCAATCAATGTCCCCAAGCCGCCAACCATTGCAACGGCTCCACCAATAATAGTCGGCCAATCAACCCCGCTCCAATCTCCACTTTTTATAGCTTCCCAATTCTTTTTAAGCTCCTCGATTACCATCACAGAGCCGACGAGGAATGCTCCGGCCCCCATCAGAGCTTTATTATTGGTTAGGCCGCCGATGCCAACAAACACTTGTCCGATGCCTCTAGTAATATTCAGAACATCATTTACATTGAAACCGTTATCAACGATACCCTTTAACCCTTTTACGATGTTCGTAAGTCCAGCGACAAGCATAAGTGCACCGCCAAACTTTGTAGCCCCTAATATCATAAGGGCACTGCCAACAGCGCCAGCAAAGCCAGCAATCATATCTGTTACATTGTCAAATGTTGGGCCTTCATTGAGGACACTTTTCAGCCCCCTAATAAACTGGTTTACTCCATCAATAAACAAGCCGAATAATCCAAGCATCGGAAGTAGCCCAGACAATGCCGATCCAGCCCCCAAACCACCAAGCAGCTTTTGCAAGGCGGACAGCCCGGAAATCAAGCCTTCCGCAATTTTCCACGCCGCAAATCCAGCCGCAATTCTTAAAACGATGTCAAGTAACGGCTCTAGCTGCTTTTTTAACTCGTCTGTCTGCGACTTAATGCCTGCAAGCATATCTTCATCCCAAATGCTTGGGATTTCAAGGTTATCAGACCATTCAATATTAGCAGAAGCACCTATATTTGTGGCCTTCTCTTGTTTGTTTAAAATATTTAGTTCGTCAATTCCGATTAGTTGTCCCCGCAGCTTTTTCGCCGCATCAGTAGCGCCCTCGATGGAACCCGTTGCATCCTCAAAATTATCACCTAGTCCTGAACCAAATTCCCAATCAGATGGATCCCACTCAGGCATTGAAATATTGAAGAAACTAGCCATTGCCCGCACACCGTCCGATAAAGTGGAGACAAGCGCACGTATCCATGGAATGACACTCATAACAATCGGAAGTAAGAGGTTTCCAATTTCACGGGATAATAGCGTGATCTGCTGCCGCAAGACACGCATAGCATTTGCTGGGCTTTCCAATGTTCGCGCAAAGTCCCCAATTGCTCCAGTACGGGAAACACCCTCCATAATGGCCAGGGAGCGCAGAAGGGCTTTTTCTTGCTGACTCATAGACTCTACAGACGCATCTATCCCATGGGCAAGAGCATATTGCTTTAGGGCCGCTTCTGAAATATCAACGCCAAGCCGCCGAATCGCTTTTGTTTCACCAACAAATCCGGATTGCAGCCGCGTAATACTTGACTGCACATCTTCATTGTACAAAGAGGACGTATCATAGGCAAGTTCAGTCAAGCTTTTACTCAACTGATATGCCTTATCCCCAGTCAGCCCGAATCCCTTTGCAAGACTCATAAGCGTGGCTTGTGAATCCATCCATTCTTTCGGGTCTATGCCAAGCTTTGATGAAACGAGTTGGGAATACCTATAAGCCTGATCGTAATATTCCCCCATTGCAACGCCGAACAAATTAACCGTTTCCGCATAATCAACGACATTTTTTACTGCTGACTTCAAGCCCCTGCCGATGCTATAAAATCCAAGCCCCGCTGCAACAGTCCGCCGGATATTCCGGACAAGATTATTTAATGGACGGTTAGTTCGTTCAACTGTTGTCCGCATTTGTTGAAGAGCTGCGGTCTGTCTGTTTGTTGCCGTCGAGGCTCCGCCCATCACCGATCTTAGACGCTCTAGCGTTGCCGCAAGTTCTTCAAGCCGTTTTGTTGCAGTGTCCGATGTTGCACTTATTTCAATTTGTAAACTATCAATATCAACGGCCATAGTGCCACCACCTTTCAGATAGGCACTTGGCACTGTGGCACTTGGCACTTAAATATAAGAATATCCCCGCCATCTCATATTGAGATAGCGGGGAGCGTTGATTATCTGTTTTGAAGATATATTATGGCATCCTCTTCAAAAAGATTGTCGCTTTTTACGCAAAGGGCATAATTCGCATTCAAAGAGGCGGTTGGTGTTTCATAGGCAAGCACGTATTCCTTAGATAGTCCTGGGTTTACCGTGTCTAGCATCATATAGTTCTCATACTCTGTTAAAATCCCAAGCTCTGAGTTTGCTTCATACTCTGAACTGTTTTCATCAATACCGTCCAACAACTCAAAATTCAAGTTGTTTACAGCGTAAGGATCAGTACTATCATTTGTGATTTTGACGCGCAAAACAACATAATTTGCATCTGTTGAAATTTGGAAGTCACCAGAGCCTAGTGTGGTTTTGTCCTCAACTGATGTCACACAAAATACAACATCACTTTTATTCGCCACTTGTTCACCCAAATACGCAACATTTTCATAGGCGGTTTCGTCCTGTTTGTCAGAACCTACTATGCCCTCTAGGCCGCCAGAAAACTGTGACAAGCCATCAATCATCATGCCGATTAAGCCCATCGCCATCATGATCGCACAAACAGCCGCTAACCAAGGATGCTTTTTCATGCGAATTACACCTTCCTTTCTCTTGTAGCTTAACATGGGAGAGGCGTAGTCGCAACTCTTTTCTCCGCTATCTCTATAACAAGGTTGTCAAGGTGCAATTTGCATCAATGAAAAAATCTGACGGCGCAATTTTGCGCTGTGAAATCTCATTGGATTTAGGGGTTAGTGTTTTCAGACAGGTTAGGCCATTTTTTGCCTGTGTTCTTTCAGAACAATAATCTTTCTGCCCTCAATCTTCACCACGGCGGATGCCATGCCGTGGGAATTGATGATCTTTTCAATCAATTGAATGTTGTCTTTGGTTAGCGTGACATTCTCCATAACTAACACTCCTGCGGCGCGAACTTTATATATAGTATTATACAACAAAACCAATGATTTTGCAATATTTTTGGCACTTTTATTATCTGGCAAACGGACTCTTTGCCACAATTACTGTGAGGCCGTTCACTAGATCGGAAAGGTCTCCGCCCTGGTATACAAATTTTTCAATCTCACGTTTTGCCGTCTCCGTGTCCGCTCCCATACAATACGCTGTATAAGCCACCAGGAATGTAAACGGACGGTTGGTTAGATCATTCCATGTACTACCCAACCGCTCAATCTCCAAAAGGCTATCTAGGGTAATAGGCTTATTCTCATAGGTTTTCCCGTTGATGGTCATAGATATGTCTCCTTCTGTAAAGTTGAGTTATTCCCATCAAAAATAATGTTTCAGACCTTCGGCAGCTCTGCGGGCTGCGTCAGCCTGTTCCGCTCCCATCCTGCGGGCCTCGTCCTCTGCCGCTGTTCCATTCTGATCTACCGTCACGGCATCGGGGGTTTTGCGGGCCGCTGCGCTCACAATGTCGTTGACTTCATTAGCGGCTACCTGCTCTGTTTTGGTAATGGTCGGCTGGACGTGTGCGCCCCACCTCTCCTGAATCTCCCGCAACGTCCCTTCAAGTGCCTTTGCACTGGCTCCGGCAATTACAACATCGGTTTCGTTTGGCCGCCCATAATCGATTTCATGATATTTCCTGTTCGGCAAAAGATCGGTGCTGTGACCATCTCCATTTTGCGGGGCATACAGATAGAGGGCATCAAAGCCACGTTCAATAGCTTCTAAATCCCGCATATAGTCGGGCAGGGAAGGGGCGTTGATATGATACCCGGCCTTTTCAGCGACGGCATTTAGGCACCGCAGGGCCACAAAATTCCCAGCGGCTTGCTCCACCATAGCCTCAATTTCTACTTGCTCCATCTTCAAATCAAAATCGTGGTATGTGCGGAGTTGGGCAAGGAAAGCCGGGTCCGCTGTCTCACGAATCCACGTATAGAGGGCGGAACGCATTTCTTTAATTTGCGCCGCTACTTCTGTTTTTGTATTTGTAAGTTGTTCGCGGACGTTCTGAATCCCAGCACTTTTCGCTTCCGCTATTCTTTTTTCAAAGTATTCCTTCTGATAGACCCCTTGATTATCCAACTCTTGACGATACCCTGAGTAAGCCGAATTAACCCCGGCAATATGACGGTTCTTGATGTTAATAAGCTCCCCTACTGCCTGTTCTGCGGCCTTGCTTACTGCGGTATATTTGATTTCTGGCATGGTATAAAATCCTCCTTTAGTTAATACAAAAATGCTTTACAAATCCCTCTGCGGCCTCTGGCGGATACATATAAATTTTTCCAGTTTCCCAGCACCAACGCGCCCACTGCATAGCCTCTCTGGGAGTAATATCCCATCGGCTCCCGACCAACTGGGCATCAAGCCAGCCCTTTTGAATGTGGTTGTAAATCGTCTGCCGGGAAATGCCTGTGGCCTGTTCCAGATCCTTTGTTGTCATGAGCCATCATCCAGTACAACGGATTCAGAAATTCGCCGTTCCAACTCTTGCGGGTCCATCTGCGGCCCAAGCGGGCCATTCCCCTGCGGAATATCAATTTGCACAGTATCTGCGTGGTCAAAATGGTTCTTCAGCTGGAAAATTGCCATTGCTGCATCAGCATTTCGATAAAGGGCCGCATTTGTCAAAATGTCAGCCATAATATCCTTAACTTCAAGGATAAACTGTGCCGTTCTGCTCTCTGTGTTGCGCGAAACCCATCTGTTTAGTGCTTGTCTGGAAATCCCGAATCCAAAAGTAGCTAACCCCATAACCGATGGATAAATCTGCGCCTCTGCGCAGGCCTTTAGATATTGAAAAGTTCTGTCCTTTACCATCTCAAAGTCGGAAAAGTCAATTTTCCCCCGGCCTTCGGATTCCTTCAATTTTTCAATATGCGTTTCAATGTCCGTCTTTAGCTGATCTCCTTTGTGTTGGTCAGCTTGTGCCTTGTAAATTTTCCTTGTATACCCGTCCCGCTCCTTGTGAGAGGCCAGGGCATCAGACATTTCCGGCACTGTTGGCAATCTGTTCACATCGTCACTCCTCATCAAATAAAAAACCCGTCAATATCCCCGCTGGAGATATTGGCAGGCACTTGGGATAAACCACTTGGCACTATCAAGCCTCGTCTCTTGTTTTCTTCTCGTTTATCTAAGTCGATTTTGATATTACTTTTACAATTTTTGCAATATGGGAAAATAATTCCGCTTGTCACGCTATCTACATACAAAAGGATTTTTTTCTTGCCCTTCATTAAACAGTCAGGGCAATATATACAGTCAATCAAATGTTCACCTCCGATCTCAGCAATTCGCATTCCCAGTTTCCACGAAAAACAATTCCAGACTTCACAGCCGGTATTTATTCTTAAGTCACAAAGCCACCTCCAACATATCAGCAAACGCATAGACGGCCTTTTCATAATCATCCGCATATGGCGCTATAAATTCGTTGTGCATATCAACACCGTTTTCCCTGTAAACGCCTATCATACAACCATAAACTTCTCCTTGTTGTAATTGGGTGAGATAGGTGAGTTTGGGTGGATGTCCATTTTTGAGCATCTCACCCAGCATAATCCCTTGCGGCACAATGGTTTGCGAAATTGGGTGAGTTGGGTTGGTTGAAAATGACCAAAAGAGAAAATAAATATGTAAATAGCTGCTGCGCACCATCAATAGCAACTATGTACTATTTTTATTTATTTATATAAAAGTTAACTCACCCAATTCACCCAATACCCTGTAACACTTGTGGCTCAATGTTTTTAGTGGGTGAGTTGATAATGAAATTTAATCCACCCATCAATTCACCCAATTCACCCTATCGCCCATGCCCAAAGTTAAATATTTGTGCTGTTACATGGTGTTTCGGGAGCAGGTACTGCGGTGTACCGTGAAGAAATCTCTGATCTTTTGTGTTGGCCCCTGGTGGGTTGTCCTCTATGATCTTTGCGAGAGCCTTTCCAACCTTCCTTGCATCTGCATTTATAATCTCCGCAAATTCCGCTGCTGACCACCATTCCCATTGACTGACGGGCATGTTATAATCAAGCAGCGCAGATATTTCCAGCTCATACTGCAATCTTTGCTCAAATTCCCGGTTATCCGCTTGCAGCTCCCTCATTTCTTCATCTGTCAGTCTGAAACCCTCTTTATCTGCCAGATACATTTGATATGTTTCGCGCCAAAGTTGCGCAACGAAATGCCGATCAAGTGAAAACAACGCCTTTTTATCTATATTTGTGACATGAATTGTCCAGTATCTGCGGTTTCCGGTATCGTCCTTTAGGTAGTCCGCTGGATTGACAGTTCCACAAAACGATGTACGGCGTGGAGAGATTGTGTCCGTTCGCGCATACGGATATCTGATTTTGTCCTGTGCCCTTGTTATAAATGCCTTGATGCTGGATTGCTCCTTTTTTAAGGTGCTGTCCAATTCTCCAAGCTCTGTTATCCAACCGCTTAAAGCCGTCATGACGGAATCTTTGCTGTTAACGTCAAGCACGGCCCCTTCTACAAACCATTGTGGGAATGGGGACATGATACGGAAAAAGCTGGTTTTTGCAAGCCCCTGTTCTCCCTGCAGCACAAGAATACCATCAGCGCCAACGGGTTTTTGTTCATCATTTAGAGCAAGTGCAACACACTGTATAAACCACTTGCGAATGTACGTTTTATACTTTGGGTTTGCAACCCCCAAAATTCTGTATACCTCCGGAAATCGGCTAATTTTATCCCATGTATCTTTCAGCAAATACTCCTTGACAGGGTTATATCTATTCCAGTCTGAAATGCACACAAGATAATCATCTATAGCCTGCCGGGAAACTCCCTTATATTTGCACGATCTCAAATAATCCATCAAATAGGCAGGAAGCACATTCGCCGCGTTTTCTTTTGAATAGACTTCCGGCAGTCCTATAACCTCTGTGATTTTTAAGAGTTGGTTATAACGTACAGAAATACCTAGATCATCAAGGGCCTGCCTTGTCGCTTCGAGCGTCAGTCTGTGCTCTTCGTTGTATGCCCGCCCGTTCCTGGCCTCTTGGTTTTTCATGGTAGACGAACTATAGGCCCCCGGTTCCCACACCTCCTCATTCTGCGCAAGGCCGAGAATCGCCAGCGTTCCGGCCTTGCCCCCCATGTATTCAATTAAATCTGTAGTATCTCCCTTCTCAGGAAGCTCCGGCCACGCTTTCGTTAAGTCCAGTATCTTTATCTCTGCGGCGATAGGTTTCAGCGCGGCGGCCATGCGCTGCGCGTACTCTTTGCCGGGTGTGTCGTTGTCCTGAATGATGTAAACATGCTTTCCGGAAAACAACGGCGTGTATTCTGCGCTCCATTTGCTGTTCGCGCCATCTGGGAGGCTGACTGCTGACTTGCCCATCCGCCCCCATGTATCCACGTCCTTCTCTCCTTCAACAAGGAAAATATGGGTTGCAAGGTTATCTGAGGAGGGATACAGCAGCGGAGCACTTTTTCCTCTCCCCTTTTCCCATGCGCCTCCCTCCATGTGGAACCAACACGCATATTTTGAGCCATCCGCCCGGCGATACACGGCCTTCTTGATCTGCCCACCTGGATAGATATGCTCCCGTTCGACCTGCCCATAATCCTGCTTCTTTGGTGGTCCCTGTATATCAAATTCCTGCTTCATCCACTCCGCCGCCTCAATATTTGATATGCCCCGATACCGGGCCACGAGGTCAACGGCGTCCCCATGCTCACCACAGCCGAAACACTTCCAGCCATCGGCGTACACTTGCAAACTCGGGTTCTTGTCCCCGACATGGAGGAAGCACCGCGCCTTGTCTTGTCGGTTTATTTCCAGTCCCAGGCGGCGGGCAACCGTGCGGCAATCCTCTTTTTTTAGTTCATTAAAATCGATTTGCAAAACTGCACCTCCGCTTATCTAATAGCTGCTATCGCCATGAGATTTCGGCAACATTTAATCAACATCAATTCGCAGATTGAAAAAGTTGTCTAGCGCCTCTGTGGACACATAGTAAGATCGGCTCCCCGGCTTTACGCTGGGAATTTGGCCGCTTTTTACCAGTTTTTTGAGCATATATTCAGTTACTGGGCATTCCGGGTCTTTCTCCTTCAGATATTTAATTGCTCCGCTGATCGTTCTAATCATTTTAAAACTCCTCTCAAAATAAAAAGGGGCCAAAACCCCTGTTAAAACAGAAGTTTTGACCCTATGGCCGTCTACCATCCTCCTATGAGGCGGTGTATTATTTGGCTTGCAGTACTTGCGCAAGCGTGTTTGTTGCTCTGATTTTCGCTTCGTCTATGGCGTGTGTGTAGGTGTGTATCGTGGTGCTTATGCTCTTATGGCCTAGTATGCTCGCCGTGGATGACACGTCCGCGCCGTTGGCAATCAGCAGGCTAGCTACCGTATGCCGGAATACATGGGGGGAGGCTATGGGCAGTTTGTGCTTTTTGCAAAATAATCTCAATGTCTCTACTACTGTTGCCGGGCGCGTTGGCTCGCTTGGGTCTGAAACCTTGTAGAACACATACAATTCCCCGTTGAATGTATCGCCCAGGCGGTCATATAGTTCCTCTGTCTCCCGCCGATAATCCAGCAGGGCCTTAAGCAATTCCTGCGGCATGTAGACTATACGGCCCGCCCTGGTCTTTGTCGGGCCATATTGCAGACCGCCGCCGGGTATGGTTGTTATGCCATGGTCAATGGTGATCTGCCCGGTTTGGAAATTGACATTGTTCCAGCGCAGCGCACACAGTTCGCCTACCCGCATTCCGGTATACATGAGCGTATAGATCAGGGCTTTCCGCCTTTCGTCCTCCACGTCAGCGCATCGCAGAAATTTCAGTGCCTCCGTTTCTGTCAGGAACTTTTTCCGCGTGGTCTGCTCCCGGCCTTTTGCGATCCTGGCCCGTTTCGCCGGATTGAACTTGATGAGCATTTCAAACTCCGCATAGTCCAAAACCTGCGAGCAGAATTTTGCGATGTCTTTTATAGTTTTATCGCAATATCTTCTCTCCGTTGAAACGATAAACAGCTTGTCAACAGGCTTTCCGAATACCCGCGCTATTGATTCCGCTCCGCGCCTTGTCGCTTTCCGCTTATCCCTGATTACTTTTTGATATTGAGCCGTTCCTATTTGAAGGGCGTAATCGGTTATCATTGCCCCCGCCGCTTTTGCGAGTGCCAGCGCATCGGCGGAAAATGTAAAATATTCGGTTCTCTGGCTCGCGATCTCCTTGAATGCCGTTGATATATGCCCTGGCTTCAAGTCTGCTAGTTTTATATTCCCGATATACGGCTCAAGTATTCGCAGATGGCGGCGCATGTTCATTATCGAGTTATCCGCTAACCCCTCTGCCACTTTCAGATCTATGAAGTACTCCGTGAACTGCTTGAACGTCTGTCTTTCGTCCAGCCTGAAACCATCCTCGATCTCCTTCTCAAACTGGATAGCGGCCCGTTGTAACTCCTTCTCGATCTGCCGCTCCGACATTCCCGGTTCTGGCTTCCACGTCTTGAAGTGCCGCCGCTGCTTCCCGTCCGGGCCTGATCCGTCCGACACGGTGATCTTGTACGATATGGCCCCGTTGGCCCCTGTCCGCTTCGTAATGGATGCCATGCTATCCCTCCTCCCTTTGGCGCACATTTGGCGCAAAATTCAGAAAATGCTCTGCACCCTTTCCAAACGGTTGTGCTCTGTAGAGTGCTGAATTGCAAGGGTTTTCTATGCTTATCGATAGTATAGCATCGAAGTCGAATGCGTTGACGAAATCCTGAATACTGTCAAGCCGGTTGGATTCAATCATGTTGATGGCATTCAGAATGGGGATGACTGGCTCAAAGGCCCCCATGCGGGCATCGTTGTTTACATACTCTACAATCGGGATATAGGGGATGGTACGGTCTTCCTGCTTTGTAATCTGGCCATTCTGCACCTCGAAATACCATTTAGGAGTGTAAACGCAGAAGTATGGCTGGCCCTCCTCGTCTACCTGTTCCAGAACACTAGCGACCTTTTTCTGCCCTACGCCGCTATGGTAAATGCAGAACGCCGCTCGCGGGTCGAGTGTGTAGATGGATGCCGGGGAACCGTCCTCCTCACCAGCTTCGTCAGGGAGTACCATGCGTACCGCTATGCCGCAAATGTGCATCCAGTCCGCTAATTCCTTGTCCAGTGTGTCTTTACTCTCAGATCGCATATACTCGTTGAGCGTGTTCACACTGGCGGAAATATCATCTTCTCCACCGTTGGACACATAGCGGATTGGGCCATCCAGGAGGTAAGCAGACTTGAAGACCACGATTTCGTTCGCCCGGTTAATCATCACCTTGTTGTTGATCTCCGGGCGGACGATTTTATCTTTTAAGCGGATGTCCTGTTTTCCTTTGTAATAGTCAAACAAATAGGACATTTCTGCCCTGTTCATGCGATGTACGGCCAGCGCCTTACCCAGCACCTCCACCACGTTTTCCGGGGTGACTTTCTTCTTTGCGGTGTAGATTTTGCGCCGACCAGTCAGGCCATCAACCGGCCATTCGGATATAGCCNGGGTTCTCCGGATTGCAGTTGAACCACATCTTGCTCCCCTTGACAGAGCACCGGGCCAGCGCCTGTTCCACAAAGGACCTGGGCATCAACGCCACCTCGTCCAGCAGTACCCCCGCCAGCGTCACGCCCTGCACCAAGGTGTACGAGCTCTCGTCCTTTCCGCCGAACAGATAAACCCGGTTCTCCCGGTTCCCCCGTCGGGCAACGATCACATGATCGCCCCGGTTGTATCGGATATCGAAATTCCGTTTCAGGTAGACCACGGACAGCAGCGGCACCACGATGTTCCGCTCCACCGCACCCACGGACTTCCCGCAGAAGGCAAACGCGCAGTTGTTGAAATTTCCCATCGCCCACAGGAAGAAAGACAGGGACATGATGGAGGTCTTACCAGACCGGACAGCGCCGTCACAGATGAGGGCGTCATAGCTGGTATACGGGAAACGCATGATCTGCCGCTGCTTCTCAGAGAAGGCCATTTTCCGCCTCCTCCTTCAAGCTCTTGGTGATGGGGTCATCCTCTGCACCGGACCCACCAGCCACCTGTTCAGGCGGTTTATCTCTCCACTTGTCCGGTCTTCTGTTTTTCAGCCAAAAGATTTGGGCCGTGGTGTTCCCGTCTAGAGCGGCAACCAACAAGGCGTTTTCAACTTGGTAATCAACTACCTCTTTGCCTTTTTTTAAGGCCTGCGAAATCTGCGGAAATCGTTCTTTCCAGTCATACAGAGTGCGCACACCGCACCCCATCTTTTCGGCAAGCTGTTCATCGGTCAGCCCATCCCGGGCCCAGCCCTCCAGCAGCAGGAGCCCATCCGACTCCAGCCATCTCTGATACTTGCCTTTTGCCACAATGGACTCACCACCTCGATTAAAAATTCCCCGTACCCGTCCCTCCCATCTTTTCAGCGAGACGGGCACGCCCTATTTGGCNCGAACAGTATCGTTTTCAGTCACCTTGTCACCTCCAGAACAACAAAAAAAGTGCCAAGAACAGACCCGTAAAGGTCCACTCTCGGCACTCGGCACGCTTCGTCCAGGCATTGCCCGGAGGCACTTGGCACTAAACTATATATTTTCAGGCGCTCTTTTCGCCTTTCAATTCGATTTTAATGTTCTTCTTGCAAGCCTTACAGTATGGGTAAACAATACCAACTGCCTTGCTATCCACCTGCATCAAAAGCCGCCCTTTGCCATGATTGATACCGGCAGCAGCGCAAACAGGACAATAAATGTCAATCTTCATTCAATGGACGACTCCTTTCGGTCTTTGGCACCGCTCCCGTCTCTCGCAACTGCGAGGCAACATATAGCCGGTTTGGACACATCCACCCCGGCAAGCGTACTCCGGAAAGATACGCCGCAATTCTGGTAGCCAGCTGTGGAGTCGAACCACTATCCTGCGGGTCAAAGCCGCCCGCTCTGCCATTGAGCTATCTGGCCGTTTATGTACGCTTCCCGCTTAGATTGTCACACCCTGACAGCTACCTTTTCAGGACATCACAGTGAGGGTAGTTTTCAGCGGGATAGCGCCGGGGCAGGTCATAGCTGCCACCGCTTCCGCCTCCATGACAGGCGGGCGTCGCTTTCCTTCTCCGGGGCTGTCAGACGCTGTAGACTTCCCAGTATAGTGTCTTTCCACAGTCAGCTCCTTGGCCTTTGGAGCGCATTGTCTAATGCCCGTAAAGGACGATGTTGCCGCATGGAGGGCGCGACCCTCCGGCCCTGATCGTGGGCTGATACGCTCGTGCGGCATATATTCCCTGCTGCGTTGCAAGCCGCCATCGCCTGTTCAGGTGATATGGACCAAGACCATTGTCATACAGGGATTGGCACGGGTGGAAGGCTCTGTTCC